CTATAGGTTAACTAATGGATTAAATTTCAATGCTTCAGTTAAATGCTCAGGGGCAAAGTGAGCATAGCGCATCGTAACCTTAATATCGGTGTGACCCAGGATGCGCTGGAGCACCAAAATGTTACCGCCTCGCATCATGAAATGGCTTGCAAATGTATGCCTTAAAACATGTGACAGCTGCCCGTCTGGCAGGTCGATGCCCGCGCGTTTGATAGCTCCCCGGAAAGCAGAATAGCATCCAGTAAACACTGGTTTTGATGTTCTCAATTTGGGAAGAATCTCGTATAGTTCTTCACTGATTGGAACGGCTCGGTTCCTTTTGCCTTTCGTTTTGATGTATGTGATTTTGCCAGGGCTAATCTGTTTACCGGTGATGGATTCAGCCTCACCCCATCTTGCACCAGTGGCGAGACAAATTTTGACTATGGTCACCAGATCCTGCGCTCTGCTGTTTTCACATTCTGCAAGCAAGAGTTTAACTTCATCAACGGTTAACCAGGCCAGCTCTGCCTCGTCAATTTTAAACTCTCGGACATTTTCCAGAGGGTTTGGCGCTATCCAATCATCAAGCCTTTTCAGTTCATTAAACATGGCCCGAAAATAGGCAAGCTCAAGATTAACTGTGCGCGGGGTAACGGACTTCACTCGATCAGAACGGGTGATTTTTCCGCTTAAACGTTGTTCGCGGTAGGTCGCAAAAAGCTTTGCGTTAAACTCAGTCGCTAAAGGGTTGCCCATAGCTAAGCAGGCAAACTCCATTGCCCCCTTGCGTTTAACTCCATCAGAGAGGGTAACGCCGTGAGCGTTGAACCATGTTTCAACGAGATCGATTACCCGCCGTTTATCTACCTTCTCCCCAAGCCAGGGTTTATCTTGTGCTTGTTCCTTCAGTTGACGTTCAAAAGCTAACGCTTCCCCTTTGGTGGCAAACTGGCGGCGCACACGTCGCCCGTCCCGGCCATTAGGAAATACTTGAGCTTGCCATTTGCCATTGCTGAGTTTAGTTACTGACATGGTTTTTAAAATGGAATAGATTCAATAAGTTGCCCTAAAATATCAGAGTCGGGTTCAATATATTTTGTTGTTTTTTTATAAGTAAATGCATGGCAGTCTATACCTTTGGAATTTTTCTTTATACCTTGATATGTTCCAAATTCTTTATCATTGAGATCATATATGTTGCCTACCAATTTATGGATCTTGTAATTATTGAATTGATAGTTAAAACTATCTCCGATTTGAGTGTTTTCATCTTTCAAATCTGACTGGTTATGTATTTCAAATGAACTTGATGTTTGCCTGTTTATTTTCATTGCCAGTTCTTTGATAGCATCTAAAATAACTGTGTTTTGATCAGATAACTGAGTTCTTTCACCGATTTGAGCAGGTTCAATACGTAATAATTGTACAATGGAATTAACTTCCTCACTACTAGCTGAATGAGTGGCAGTCAAAGCTTTTGCAATAGCAATCACATTGTTATGAGCACAATCAATTCTCAACGAGTTGTCATACTCGCAATATCTAAAACCTTGAACATCAAACGGATTTGTTGTTATGTCATCTTTTATCAGAACGGTTTTTTTATTGAATGCCTGCCTTAGCCCGAGTTCATACATTACATTTGGATTTCTAGAGCTTAAGTCACAAATTGCAATGTCGCATTCAACAATACGTCTAAGTATGTCCAGAACTATAAAGTTTGTGTTGGTAATTTCATCAGCTCTAATAGGTCGAAAATTAGCTTTTTCGCAAGCTGGTTTTATTATATGGCTGTAGACTCTATCGAAATGCCTGCTTTCATAACCTGGGGTGTCAGCTATAGGCATGATAACAAAACACGTAGGTTTTTTTTCTTCAGTTTCAGATGGTTCAATGCCATCCAGAGAATGATTATCGTTCTTTTTCATAAATTACACCTAGCTAACTATTTCTGTTTTAGTGATTATTTTACCGAGAATTTTTATTTCAGAAACATCGCACTCGAATGATGCTTTACCGTTTTCTATCCGCACGCGCCCACCAGGGAATCTGTAAACTTCTCTTACGCTCACAAGGCCGTCAATTTCAACTAACCAAAACCCGTCTGTGATGTCCCCATCGTACGAATCTACTAAGAAGCGGTATTTTTCTGCCGTGACGACAAATGGAGAATGCAAGCCATCAGGGATCTCGCTTTTATCGCAAATCATCTCATCTGGTGAACCTATAACCCCATTTGTGATTTTTTTATGTTGAAGCATAACAGCTCTGTCATCATGACCGTCCTCAAACATCATTCCTTCACCGGAACTTAGCCATTTAATTGATGCTCCGGTTTCCATACTGCAGATGATGACCCAATCAGAAGGGAACGTATTACGGGCGTAACGGTTAGCCATGGTGCTTTGTGAAACGCCAAGATGATTGCAAAAGGCCTGCCGCGAGTTGAATCCGTAGGCTTTCAGGATGCGTTCGATAACTTTCTGCCCGCCCGTGTTGTGCATGATCGCAGATTTCAGCTCATCGCTTACATGGCGAATTGTGATGTTTATATTTGACATTGGCGTTTTGTGATCCTATTCTCCGGTTTGTGAACTGATTTATAGTTGTGAACATTACCGAATAGTGTGGTTAGTACCCAAACTGAGGAATAGTGCATCATGAATAGAAACTTTTCAATGCGTCCCAGCATCAATCTTGTGGTGTCTGAGCCATACATCACACTGGATGAGTTCTGCCGCCGTACTGGCTATAAGCCAAGCTATGCTCGCCAGATGATCCGTGAAAATCGCCTGCCAATCAGAAAGAAAGCGGGTGTTAATAGCCTCATCGAAATCAACATGTTTGCTCTGACGATGGAAGCAGCCCAAGGCTGCGAAATCGCAATGCAAGCTTGATAGTTCCATTCTGAGATAAGAAAAGGAATTACGACATGTTTGATTATCGCGTTTCTAAACATCCCCACTTTGCTGAAGCCTGTAGGACTTTCGCTCAACGTCACAATATGGCGAAGCTTGCGGAACGCGCGGGAATGAACGTCCAGACGCTGCGCAACAAGCTGAACCCGGACCAACCGCATCACTTCACACCGCCTGAAATATGGTTGCTTACCGATCTGACTGAGGATTCAACACTAGTTGACGGCTTCCTGGCACAAATTCACTGCCTGCCGTGCGTACCTCTAAATGAAGTCGCAAAAGAGAAGTTGCCGCATTACGTAATGAGTGCAACAGCAGAGATAGGGCGTGTTGCTGCCGGTGCTGTATCTGGTGATGTGAAAACCGCTACCGGTCGCCGTGATGCTATCACCAGTATTAATTCAGTCACGCGCCTGATGGCGTTGGCCGCAATTTCCATGCAAGCGCGCCTGCAGGCAAACCCAGCGATGGCAAGCGCGATGGACACCGTGACGGGCCTTGGCGCTTCGTTCGGCATTATCTGAGGTGATCATGCTGACTAAAGGACCTTCATTCGCATCGCTTTTAGTTAAACAAAGCCAGGCAATGCACTGCGGACATGGCTGGATTATCGGTAAAGATGGCAAACGCTGGCACCCGTCCCGCTCTCAGGACGACCTGCTGGCAGGCCTGACTACTTCCAAACAGGGGGAGACATGGCTATTGAAGGCGCTGCGGCGACTGTTCCATTAAGCCCGGGTCAACGTCTGGAAGGGTTGAACCGTATAGCGGAGTTAAGGGCGAATGTGTTTGGTCTGAATATTGAGCCAGAGCTTGAAAGGTTTATTAAGGATATGCGTGACCGTCGCGATATCAATAATAAGCAAAATGAGCGTGCCCTGGCAGCAATATTCTTTATGGCAAAAATTCCGGCAGAACGTCACGGCGTCAATATTAGTGATCTGACTGCTGACGAAAAGCGGGAGCTGGTTATAGCAATGAATCATTTTCGTGCAGTGGTGAGCTTATTTCCCAAACGGCTAACCATGCCGAATTAACCCACAACAGAAATTAATGGCGTAAACCCGCCGGGCATTCTTTTGCCCAAATTCAGGAGTAATGAATATGAGAAATATCGAAACCCGCACCACTAAAACCGGACCAGATGATGCTGGCCTGAATCAGATGCTGATCGAAGCGCGCAAAGAAGAACGCCGTGGCCGTGCTGATGTAATGGCAGCCCGCATGGAATCCATTGCTGCCCGTATCGTGTCGCGCCAGCTCAATCATACTGAAGCGGCGGAACTGCTGCGTGAAGAAGCGATGAAGATTCAGAACGAAGCGCAGGAGATCCACTGATGGCCGATTCTATGGACCTCGTACAGCAGCGCGTTGAAGAAGAACTCCAGCGCCACATTCATACCGCCCGCAATAGAGTGCCAGGCGTTTCCCGTGTGCTTTGCATCGATTGCGATGCGCCGATCCCGCCAGCTCGCCGCCGCGTCATTCCAGGTGTGCAGTGTTGCGTTACATGTCAGGAAATCGCTGAGCTTAAAGGTAAGCATTACAACGGAGGTGCTGTATGAGCACCATCCTGAAATGGGCAGGCAATAAAACAGCCGTCATGCCTGAATTAATAAAACACCTTCCTGCTGGCCCGCGACTGGTTGAACCTTTCGCGGGTTCCTGCGCTGTGATGATGGCAACAGACTATCCTCATTATCTTGTCGCAGATATCAATCCAGATTTAATTAATCTGTATCGTTCTATTGCAGAAGATACAGAAAACTTTATTAATCTTGCTAAGGCGGTTTTTGAAAGTTTTATTGTCGCTGAAAATTATTATCGTGTGCGTGAAGCGTTCAACCAGGATCCGCAATTAGACCGACTGCACCGTGCTGTATATTTTCTTTATCTAAACCGCCATTGTTATCGTGGATTATGCCGCTACAACCTAAGCGGTGTATTCAACGTCCCTTTCGGTAATTATAAAAAGCCGTATTTCCCTGAGAGTGAAATCCGCGCATTTGCTGAGAAAGCGAAGCGAGCCACCTTTGTTTGCGCTAACTACGAAGAAACGTTGGCTTTGTTGCAGACGGGCGATGTGATTTATTGCGACCCTCCTTATGACGGGACTTTTAGTAATTACCACACTGCCGGTTTTACAGAGGACGATCAATATCGTCTGGCATCTATTCTTGAGCACCGCTCATCAGAGGGCTTTTCGGTCATTGTTTCAAACAGCGATACCCCGCTTACACGCTCGCTTTACCGAAACTTCATCCATCACCGCCTTACCGCAAATCGCAATATGGGTATTGCGGCCGGTGATGGTAAGTCCGCAGTGGAAATCATCGCTACTTCTAAATCATGTAACTGGTTCGGATTTGATCCGGCAGGCGGTAATGACCGCACCGCGAAGTATGAGGTGCAGGCGTGAGCGCGTGGGCCTATTACAACGAATTCGATCCGTTCGCCGCTGAGCGGCTGCGTGTGCATATGGCCGCTGGCCGCATTATGCCTGGCATTGTTGATGAAAGGAGTATTGAAGATGTACGACCCGATGACCTTAGAGAGTTTACACAGGTCCACTTCTTTGCAGGGATTGGCGTTTGGTCCTATGCCCTGCGACGCGCAGGATGGCCCGATGCAAGCCCTGTCTGGACAGGCTCCTGCCCATGCCAGCCTTTCAGCGCGGCAGGCCAGGGAAAAGGGTTTGCTGACGAGCGGCACCTATGGCCCGCCATGCATTGGCTGGTCGGGCAGTGTCGCCCTGTCATTGTCTTTGGCGAACAATCTGCAAGCTCTGACGCGAACAGCTGGATCGACCTTGTACAAGCTGATGTGGAAGCCATGGGCTATGCCTTCGGGGCGTGTGCGTTTCCGGCTGCGAGCGTCGGTGCTCCGAATATCAGAGATAGAGCTTACTGGGTGGCCGACTCCAGCAGCCAACGAATTCTTGCCGAAGAACTTAGAAATGTTGGAGTCGAGAAGGGCGCGCCTTGCGGCAAAGAACGGGAACAACGGCTTTGGGCTGAGTTTGGGGCAAGCAGCGGCGCTTTTAGCGGGATGGCCGACACCAACAGCCAGCAACGTGAAAAATGCTTATCAGGATGCCGACAAGGTAATTGCGAGGAAAGCAGCTGGCAGGCAATCCAATCTCCAGGATTTTGCGACCCTCGCGGGATGGCCGACGCCAACAGCATCAGATTGCAAGGGTGGTTATCAGGGCGGAAGAGTGCGCAATGGGAAGCTTTCAATCGACAGATTGGACGTGGTGGCGCAGATAGCGGGACCAGCCCGGTTAACGGCTTCTGGCGAACTGCTGACTGGCTCCTGTGCAGAGATGGTAAGTGGCGGCCAGTTAAACCCGGCCTTAAGCCTCTGGTTAATGGGGCTGCCTCAAGAGTGGGACGAATTCGATCATATGGAAATGCCTTAAACGCTGAGGCTGCAACGGCGTTTGTTCGTGCTTACATGATGGGGTGTCAGAATGTCTGACACCGTTTTCCCCTACGTATGGAATGCCCCGCGTCCTGCAATTGGCGGTTTTAAGCAAGCCGATGCGGCGCCGGGGATTATGTATCTGACGCCGGACGGCAACCGCAAGCGTTTGTCGATTGCCGAGCTGGCAGAAACGGATGAAGCACCAGACCGGAGCCGGGCGGTTCGTCGTCGCCTGGCTTCGCTGCCTCATTTTGTCCGCCGTATGTATGCTCAAAAACTTGAACAGGTAGACCGTAAAGGCAAGCAAGCGGCTAATGCCTGGCTTATCAATACCTTTGAGCGATTCGTTCTGAGTCGTATAGATCAGGTCAATGAGCAGTATCTGCCGCAGGGGGTGATGCCTGCGGCTTTGTTGCCTCTGCGTGAACAATTCTGGCGCCTGCTTTGGGCTGGAAAAAAAGAGCTGAAACGACTGGCGCATAACCTTGCTGATCTGTTGGGTAGCGAGTTTAACCGCGAGTTTGATTTCCAGATGGCCCGCACGTCCGATCCCCATTTCGCCACCCTGTCAGGTTACGGCCGCATGGGATTTCTTGCCAACCACCTCAAAACGTCGGTTCCGTGCTGGACGGCCTACTGCAAAGAAGAACTGGAGGCGGAAGACGCACTGAAAGCAGTGGCCCGCCTACAGTCTCCGCAGTGGTGGCTAAATCGTCTGCGCCGTATGCATGCTCGCTGGCGTGAGCATCTGATGGTTGCTGCCGGGTATGTTCACAAAAAATCTGCACCGTACTGCAGTGATCCATGTTTGCAGGAGTGGACGGCTCAAAAGAAAGCCAACCGCGAATTTCTGAAAGCGATGGAGCTGGAAGATGAGGACACCGGAGAACGTGTATCGCTGATTGATAAAGTTGCCGGCAGCGTTGCCAACCCAGCCAACCGACGCCGTGAACTGATGGCGCGTATGCGCGGGTTCGAAGATTTAGCGAATGATGCCGGGCTGACCGGGGCATTCTTCACGCTTACCGCTCCATCCAGATATCACTCAATGCAGTACGACGGGCGCCGGAACAACAAATACAGCGGCGCGTCACCGCGTGAAACGCAGAAATATCTTTGCAAAGTATGGGCGCGCACGCGTGCGGCCTGGCTGCGCAATGGTATTCGCGTGTTTGGTTTCCGTGTTGTCGAACCTCACCACGATGAAACCCCGCACTGGCACCTCCTGCTTTTCATGCGCCCGGAGCATATCGAACCGGCAACAGCGATCTTTCGTAAGCACGCCATGCGTGAGGATGGAAATGAGCCTGGCGCCGCTGAAAACCGCTTCGAAATGAAACCCATCGAGAAAGAGAAGGGCAGCGCAACGGGCTATATCGCCAAATACATTTCAAAAAATATTGATGGCTATCAGCTTGATGGCGATCTGGATGATGAAACCGGTAAGCCTCTGAAAGAGATGGCGCGCCGTGTAAGCGCCTGGGCGTCTCGCTGGGCGATCCGTCAGTTCCAGCAGATAGGCGGCGCGCCGGTAACTGTGTGGCGTGAATTGCGTCGCCTCGGTGATCGTGAGCTGGTCCTGCACCCCGAAATTGAGCCAGTGCGTCAGGCCGCCGACAGCAGCGCGTGGGATTTGTACGTGAGTGCTCAGGGTGGCCCGCTGGTTCCCCGTGATCTCCTGCGCGTGCGCCTCAGCTATGAAGTCACCGAAAACGGCAACCTTTACGGGGATGACGTCTCCAAAATTTCCGGCGTTTACTCCCCGATCCGTGGGCCGGAATCGCTGATTCATACGCGCACTACCAAATACAAAATTGTGCCGAAACGTCAGGCTGACGGCGTTTCAGGTTTTGACCTTGATTTTTCAGGCGGCCCCGCCGCCCCTCGGAGTTCTGTCAATAACTGTACGCGGGAGCCGCGGGAGGTTGAAAAACGCGCCGATCCTGGCGGTACGGTCATGAATGACTGTGCCAGCTGGGCGGATATTGGCTCTTTATCCAGGAAAGAAAAAAGGGTGATAGCGCAGCGGTTAAGTGAAGCGGCAAGGGCCGGTAACAAGCGTGTAAAAGTGAGGCGAAAAGCCAGCCCTATGACAGAGCAAGAAACGCAGCTCAGCGAGTTGTTGGCTCTGCGGGGTGTGGATGCCAGTGCCGCAATGGTCCGCTCGTTGATTTCTGGCGCGGTAGTTGCCTTTGGCGATCAGGTGTTAACGGTTGATGAGGGGCGCCTTACTGTCAGAAACCGTACTGCAGCGGGTATCCAACGTCTGCCGTCCCAGATTGTGGAGATTAAACAGCAGGCAGATGAGCTTTTGAACCGTATGAAGCGTGCTTTTTCAGGGCGGAAATAGCCCGTGATCAACATGGTCAGGTCTGACGGTGTGGTACCGCGTTCCGTCATTCACCGTCAGAAATGACAGTGCTGGCCATTCATCGAGTAACGTCATTTTTGACCGTGCTGCAGGTGAAGTAAAAACGAATCAGGAGTTGAGGAAAACAGAAATGACTTATCTGGGAAGCAAGGCTGCAAGTGGTGTTTTTCAAAAGATTATTGCGGAAATGCCGCCGCACGATACCTACATTGAGACGCACCTGGGCGGAGGAGCTGTCATGTTGCGTAAGCCACCGGCCCGCCGCAATTGGGGTATTGATATTGATCCCCTGACGGTTGAGGCGTTCTGCCAGGGCAATGCCGATTTTCTTGATGCCGTTGGCGATAGCCTTTTTATCGATGTTGCCGATGCGGTGCAGTTTTTAACGGGCTTCGACTTTTCCTCCGCCGGTCGTGTGCTGGTTTACGCAGACCCTCCCTATCTGCATGAAACACGCACCAGTGCCGCGCGTTATCGCAGTGAATATACCGTTGCCGATCATGAGCGGTTGCTGGCCAGCCTTAAAAGCCTGCCAAAAAATGCCAGTGTGATTCTGTCCGGCTACCCGTCAGGGCTTTATGACGAGCTGTTGACGGGCTGGCGCCAGAAAGAATTTCAGGCCATGACGCGTGGCGGAGTGCGCACAGAGAAAATCTGGATGAATTACCCGGAGGGGCGCGCCTATTCGCACACTTTTGCGGGTAAGGATTATAACGACAGGGAGCGTATAAAACGTAAGGCGAAGCGTTGGCGTGAAAAATTTGCAGCATTGCCCCATGCCGAAAGGCTGGCGATTATGACGGCGCTCAGCGAAGTTGATGATTAACCTCAACTAACAGAAGCGACTGATTGATTGAGAGAAATTATTTTACAACATTAAGATCGTCCTATACTGTACATATAAACAGTGGATACATATACAGTGTTCCATTATCCCTTTGTGGGGATAATGGTAAATTTATCCCGCAGTGAGGATAGGAGGGAAAATGCAGGATTATCTTTTGGAGTCATTGAAACTTCAGCGCATTGATTTTTTCATAAAGCTGGTAGCTGCAAGTGAGTGTAGCGACGAAGAAAAGCGGCTGGCCATCCAGTGGGTTTCAGAGTTGACCGATGAGCTGATGGCGAAAATCCGCAGCCATGAATACAGTCGAACGATGGACGTTACCAGCTAGGGAGAATTATATGCGCGTTGAAATAATGATCGATAAAGAGCAGAAGATAAGCCCGGCGCTGATGGAAGCACTTGAATCCGAGCTTTACAAAAATCTGCGCCCTCTCTACCCAAAAGCAGCGATCCGAATCCGTAAGGGGAGTGCCACTGGCATTGAACTGAGCGGCGTTAAACTGGTTGAAGATAAGGAACGTGTAATGGAAATTCTGCAGCAGGTCTGGGAAGACGACAGCTGGTTACATTAAAACGTTGCTCCCGAAAGAATTCATTCTGAGGGAGCAAGGTTGAACAACGAGTGAAGCGAGGCGTTAGCTATGGGGGGTAAAGACAGTAATTATCAGATCGTTTACCGCGGGCAATGTCTTGAAAGATTTGAGCCTGGAGGGTGGGTTTTCTTTCAACGCGCTAAGGAATGCGGGGGCGGTTACTGGTTAGGCCGGACCTACAATGAGTTATTCTGGCTGGAACTCGAATACCCTATCTCATTGCATGAGGGGCTTGTTTACCTCATTCATCTGAGAGAGGTAGAGGCCAGGAGTAACGAATTTGATGATAATTTCTCTTTGTTCTAACTGAAGCGGGCGAGTGCATGACTATGCTGCATGAGATCGCATGATCGTTTAAGGATCGTTTTGATACAGGCCTGCCAGTTCTGGTGGGCTTTTGCTTATTTCATGCACCTGCATGAAAACCACTGCGTAAAGCGGGCAGGCGTGGCGGGGATACGAGCGCGCGGAGCGGGGTGAAATACCAAAATTTCGACGTAGCCTCCGGCCCGCAGGCGGCTTCATTTAGAAAGGGTGAGGTACGAGATAAAAAAAAGAAGTGCCCCGCAGAGAGCTTCTGGGGCGCCCTGGTAGGAGATTTTTTTTGATGGCGTTTTGTGCGCTCGTGTTTGGATAAGCTTAAAAAGTTATTGAACAGATGGCAGGGTTGGCTGTAGATTTTGTGTTCTGTCACAAGTTGCAGTGATAGGTAGCGGGCCTTGAAAAGGTTCTGCTAAAGTCCCATTAAAGATTTATAGTCTTTGTCCGAAAATGACATTAAAGTAGTTGCCTTTAATGCCGTTAGTATGAAGGACAAGGAATTGAACTTAGAGCAGATTGCCAGTCTAAGCATCAGTAATCTTCAGATGCTGCTAGACAACATGAAGATGCCGATAGCCGTCGGACCCATCAACGACGAAGACTATGTAATCTTAACTTCAGGGTTTGCCCAACTTGAATGGGACCATGGATTTTCTCGCTATGGGAACCGTGATGATAAGTTTGAGTTTTGTCTGAAACTGCTAGCTGGTCCACTTAGACATATTCCATCTGGTGCAGCTTTGTGTACCTTTGATGAAGACAGTGGCGTAATTGAGATTCACTTTGTTGAATCCTTCGTGAAGGATGAAGACGTAGGTCATCCACTTTACGGCAACATGTTTATGATCACGCTTTGGGGTGTATACCTGTTTGGTGCGGCTGTAGGGTGTACTGAGATACGAATCCCGGAAGCGCTGAATCATAAAGTGGCAAATCATTACAAAAAATTTGGGTTCGAAGGTGATATAAACTTGCTTTCGGCACCATTTGCTACAATTAGTGATGTAGTAAGACGCTATATTACTTCTAACAAACAGTAGATAAATTTTTGCGCAGTGATAGAATGCTGCGCCTGACATCCACCACCGGATGACGAGGCTAGACCTCTAAGAGGAAAACATGACTATGACGCATAGTGACAAGAAAACTCAGAAGCATTACTCAGTATCTGACGTTTTCACCCGTATGGGCGTCGCAATGGAAGAATTACTTCAAGCGGCCCCACACATGATGCAGGAAGGCAAGTTTGAAGGAAATGAGCTGCATGGCAGACTCAAAGAGAAGCAGAAAGCTGCTTAATTCCATGTTGCGTTTTGCATGAAGCCCGGTAAGCCGGGCTTTTTTGTGCCTGCTATTCTACATCCAATACGTAAGGTGCGAATCTGATAATGTCATCTCCTAGCCAGTAATTAAACTCCTCAAAGCGTTTTTGAAGAGGTATAAGCTCATTGCGTACAAATACGCGGCTTGCCTTCTCCACATCACCGAACCCCCCAACATTGCTAGGCATAATCCCCATCATCTGCGGTGGTACGCGGTGCGCGGCCATCATGTCATCACGGCTGACATTTTTAATATTCAGAAATTCATCCTTCGCCGCCACCTCTGACAGCGGGATGATCTGAATCCCGTCTTTTTTGCCGTTCGGCGAGTACATGAACAGGTTGCGGAAGTTGCCCGGGCCCTTGGCGCTTTTCATTGCCTGGCGGATGTTATTTACATCCTCCTGGTTCTGCGCGGCGTCGGTCATGTACATGATAAAGCCCGCATGGCTGCCGTTAATGTAATATTTGCGGCGAAACAGCGTGGCGGACTCGTTGAGCAGGGCGGACGGAATGGCTGAAAGGTAGCCGGGCAGCCCGTAAATTTCCTGGTTAATATCAGGTTCAAGAAGATGGAAGACGCTTCCCGGCGTGAATTCATAGGGCTGCGTGGAGAACCCGTACTGCACAAACCAGTAAGTGTCTAGGTCCACGCCTCGTCGTGTGTACTTTGCCAGTGCTGGCTCCAGCGAGAGAATGCCGCCGAGCCGGTTGGTGCGTTTCTCAAGGTAGGAGTTGCCGAATACCAGATAGTCCTGAACGAAACGGGAAAAGGCCTGCTGGCTGAGCAGGCGGTGCGGGATGTAGGTGCTGCTGAGAATGTCACGCTTAACGGCAATAGGTGAGCTGTGATGCACGGCGGCGCGGTAGGTGCGGGCCAGCCCGTCAAAACTCACCGGCGGTTCATACCAGCGGTCCATCTGCACGCACTCCACATAATCCAGCAGTTCCCGGCGGTCCAATACCGGGATCGGGTCGCCAAAGCTGAATGCTTCTGCCGATACGCCGCTGCTTTGTTGAACACTCCGTTTAGCTGCAGCGCGGTTTTTATTCCTCTTTCCCATCAAAAAATCTCCACAATGTTGCTGGTATTGGCTGCTTCGCCCTGCAGCGGTTCGTTAAACAGTGCGTGCATCGTTGCCCAAGCCAGGTCTGCATGGCTGGCTTCTTCGCTGCGGCTGGCTTCATAGGTGGGGCGGTTGCCGCTGGCGGTTGTGGCTCGACGGATTGCCATAAAGGACTGCGCAATGTCGGTGTGCCCGGCGTCAAACTCCAGGCGTCGGTGGCTGATAATGTCGTATGCCTTGAGCACCAGGGCGTTTTTGACGTTGGGGTTGTAGACAAACTCCCGGACCGCCGGAAAGAACGCTTTTACGTTCTCATAGACGCCGTGGCCGACGCCGGTGGAGTCGATGCCGATATAGGTCACGTTGTATTGCTGCGTCAGCTTTTTGATGGCATCCGCCTGGGCGCGGAAGTCCATCCCGCGCCACTGATGACGCTCCAGAATGCGGAACTTGCCACCCGGCACCGTCGGCGGAGCCATGACCACACAGCCCGCACTGTCGCCGTTCTGTGTGCCCTTCGCCGGGTCATAGCCGATCCACACTTCGCGCCAGCCAAACGGGCGCAACGCCAGCGCGTGAAAATCTGACCAGACTTCCCAGCTGTCAACCATACAGGCCTGCAGCTCGCTGAGCGGAAACACGGAAGCCAGATCGTCAATAAACTCACACATCAGCAGGTTCTGGTATTCGTCCGGGCTGTACTCCATGCGCAGCTGATCGATGTCGAACAGGTTACAGCCGCCGCGCACTGCATCTTCCACGGTGACTATCTGGCGATACTGCCCGTCCGGACAGAGCTGGCCGGGGGCCAGGCTACTGTGAGTCAGGTCAACATCCACCTTGTCTGCTTTGGCGCGGCCCCGGTTGAACAGGGCACCGGACCAGAATGGATACGCGCTGTGGGTCAGGCTGGATGGCGTGGAAAAGTAGGTCTGTCGCCATTTTTTGTGAATGGCCATCCCAGAGGCGACTTTGCGCAGCTCCTGGAATTTCGGTATCCAGAAATATTCATCTAAGTACAGGTTGCCGTGGTAGCTCTGCGCCGTGCGGGCGTTGGTGCCGAGGAAGTACAGGCACGCGCCGTTGCTGAGCGTCATCGGGTCCCCCTTCAGCTCCACATCCACCTCTTTAGCAAAGTCGATGATGTACTGCTTGAAGACGTGCGCCTGCGCCTTGCTGGCTGAGAGAAAAATCTGGTTACGGCCGGTGGTGATGGCGTCAATTAGCGCCTCCCGGGCAAAAAAGAAGGTTGCCCCGATCTGGCGCGATTTAAGCAGGTTGCGGATACGGTGGCGGTTGCCTGCCTCGTACCAGTGGCGCTGGTACGCGAACATCGAGCCGTGGAAAACCTCCTGCAACTTCTCGATCTGTTCGTCGGTGAAAACATTCTTTTCGGGCTGGCGGCGCGGGCCTTTGTTGCGGTTGGCAACCTTCGGATTTAAATCTGCCTCGTTGCCGCCATCGTTAAATTTACCGATCCGGGCGTGGCGCTCTGACTGGCGCGCCAGCAGGTCAATTTCCTTGAAGTCTTTCCCTTCTTTCTGCTCCTTCATAATGAGCTGGCAGTAGCGCGCGGCGGTGGTGAGCTGCATCTGATCCAGCGGCCCATACTCGCCCCACTTGTCGCGCTTCTTCCAGCTGTGAACGGTTGCAACTTTCTCGCCCAGCATTTCTGCAATGCGGGCTACGCGGTATCCCTGAAAGTACAGCAGCATGGCCTGCCGACGGGGATCGAGGTCTGCGGGGGTCATTGTCGTGTTCATGGCCCAAACATACGGCCTTGCCCGGCGGCTTTCCCCGGCTGCGGTTTGTGTGGCGGACCGTACAAGCGCCGCGCGTTGTTTCACTCCCCCCATCACCGCAAACATAAGGCTCCAGTAAGTTTTTTCTAACGGAGCACGGCTCATGACAGTGAAAACAAAGCGTTTCCGCATCGGGGTGGAAGGTGCCACCACCGACGGGCGCGAAATCCAGCGTGAATGGCTGGTTCAAATGGCTGCCAGCTACAACCCTGCGGTGTACACGGCGCAAATTAACCTTGAGCACATTAAAGGCTATTCGCCAGATGGCACGTTTAAGCGTTATGGGCATGTCACCGGCTTATCTGCCGAAGAAATCACGGAAGGGCAATTAAAAGGGAAAATGGCGCTGTACGCCGAAATTAACCCGTCGCCTGATCTGATTAGTCTGATTAAACAGTGGCAAAAGCAATTCACCTCTATGGAAGTCAGCCCGAAATTTGCCGACACCGGCAAAGCCTACCTTGTGGGCTTGGCTGCCACTGACGATCCGGCGAGCCTGGGCACCGAAATGCTGGCTTTCAGTGCCACCGCCAAACAGAACCCGCTGGCTAACCGCAAGCTAAGCCCTGAAAACCTGTTTACCGCCGCCGAAGAAACACTGATCGAACTGGAAGAAACCCAGGACGAAAAGCCGTCCCTCTTTGCCCGCGTTTCCGCGCTGTTCACCAAAAAAGAACAGACCGATGATGCGCGTTTTTCAGACGTACACAAAGCCGTCGAGCTGGTCGTCACCGAACAGCAGAACCTGAGCGAGCGCACTGATAAATCCCTGTCCGACCAGGACGCGCGCATTTCTGAGCTTGAATCCTCGCTGCAGGAGCAGCAGGCCGCCTTTGCTGAGCTTCAGCAGCAGCTGAGCCGTGAAGACAGCCGTAAAGATTACCGCCAGCGCGCGCCGGGCGGTGACGCACCGGCTGGCACCCTGACCAATTGCTGATGGAGCATAAAACCCGATGAAAAAGAATACCCGCTTTGCCTTTAACGCCTACCTGCAGCAGCTGGCGCGCCTGAACAACGTGGAAGTGGAAGAACTTTCCAGCAAGTTCACCGTTGAGCCGTCCGTGCAGCAGACGCTGGAAGACCAGATCCAGCAGTCCGCCGCTTTTCTGACGCTGATTAACATCACGCCGGTTGCGGAACAGTCCGGCCAGCTGCTTGGCCTGGGCGTTGGCTCCACAATCGCCGGAACCACCGACACCACCACCAAAGAGCGCGAACCTACCGATCCGATGCTGATGGAGGACGTGGAATATAAATGCGAACAGACCAACTTTGACACGGTGCTGACCTACGCAAAGCTGGATCTGTGGGCGAAATTCCAGGACTTCCAGGTGCGTATCCGTAACGCCATCATCAAGCGCCAGGCGCTGGACCGCATCATGATCGGCTTCAACGGCGTGAAGCGCGCCAAAACCTCCAACCGCGCTGAAAATCCGCTGCTGCAGGACGTGAATAAGGGCTGGCTGCAGAAAATCCGCGAAGATGCGCCGGACCACGTAATGGGCAGCGCCACCCAGGACGGCACCACCACGGCAGGCGCCGTGAAGGTGGGCAAGGGCGGCGACTATGCCAACCTGGACGCCGTGGTGATGGATGCGGTCAGCGAGCTGATCGACGTGGTGTATCAGGACGATGACGAATTGGTTGTTATCTGTGGCCGCGAATTGCTGTCAGACAAGTATTTCCCGCTGGTTAACAAAGAGCAGGAAAACAGCGAGAAAATCGCCGCCGATCTGATTATCAGCCAGAAACGCATGGGCGGCCTGCAGGCGGTGCGCGCGCCGTTCTTCCCGGCGAATGCCCTGCTGATCACCCGCCTGGATAACCTGTCCATTTACTGGCAGGAGGACACCCGCCGACGTTCTGTTATCGACAACCCGAAACGTGACCGGATTGAAAACTTCGAATCCGTCAACGAAGCGTATGTGATTGAAGACTATCGCTGCGCGGCCCTGGTCGAAAACATCACTATCGGTGACTTCACCGCGCCAGCTGCGCCGGAAGGTGGGGAGTAACGTATGAGCCTGAGTCCCGCACGGCAGCACCGCCTGCGCATTCAGGCCGAACAGGCCGCCCGGGAGGGCGGCAGTGTTCGCCATGCGTCCGGATATGACCTGATGCTGCTGCAGCTGGCAGAAGACCGCCGCCGCCTGAAGGGTATCCAGTCCACCGTAAAAAAGGCGGCAATCAAGGTGGAGCTTCTGCCGAAGTATGCCGCCTGGGCCGAGGGCGTGCTGACTGCCGGAGGTGCGCAGCAGGATGACGTGCTGATGTACGTGATGCTGTGGCGTATCGACGCCGGTGATTATGCCGGTGCGCTGGAAATCGGGCGTCATGCGCTGCGCCATGGCTGGGTGATGCCGCTGGGCAATCGCAACGTGCAGACCGTTCTGGCGGAAGAAATGGCGGATGCCGCACAAAGCGCCCTGCTGGCCGCCGCCAGTTTTGATGCCGATCTGCTCCTGCAGACGCTGGAGCTGACTACCGATCTGGATATGCCGGACCAGTCCCGGGCGCGTCTGCACAAAGCCATCGGCGCGGTACTGACCGAAAGCAACCCGGCTTCTGCCCTGAATCACCTTACCCATGCGCTGCAGCTCGATCCCCGCTGCGGAGTGAAAAAAGAAAAGCAGCAGCTGGAGCGCAGATTGCGCAGTGACAGCCGCTAACGAACGTGCCCCGCGCACGGGCGGCACGGGGTGGCGAAAGGCATTGCCACATCAAAACCCCGTCCACCGCCCACTATTTCAGGAGAAAGCCGCATGGAGTTTATTGCGCCAGAACAGGCACCAGAACAGGCGGACGTTATCAAAAATACGCCGTTCTGGCCTGATGTGGATCTGTCGGAGTTTCGCAGCGTGATGCGCACTGACGGCACAGTGACACAGCCGCGTTTAAAGCAGGTCGCACTCACAGCTATTTCAGAGGTAAACGCTGAGCTTTTCGATTTCCGGGAGCGCCAGCAGGCGCTGGGTTATCGGACGCTTTCGAGCGTGCCGGCGGAAGAACTGGACGGCAAAAGTGAGCGTGTTCAGCACTATCTCAACGCCGTGTATTGCTGGGCGCGTGCAGTCCTCAATGAGCGTTACCAGGACTATGACGCTACGGCCGCCGGGGTGAAAAGGGGAGAAGAGCTGGCGGAGGCAACCGGGGAACTCTGGCGTGATGCCCGCTGGGCGATCAGCCGGGTGAAGGATGCGCCCCACTGCACGGTGGAGCTTATCTGATGAAAGTGCGTGCGCATCAGAACGACACGGTAGACGCACTTTGCTGGCGTCACTACGGGCGCACGCAGGGTGTTACTGAGCAGGTTCTGAAAGCAAATCCGGGGCTGGCTGAACATGGCCCCATTTTACCGCACGGACTGCAGGTGGAGATGCCGGACATTCCGGCATCAACCACCGTGCAGACCGTCCAGCTATGGGACTGAATTATGACGCTTGAACGAATCAGCGCCTTTATCACTTACTGCATCGCCTTGCTGCTGGCATATCTGGGCGATCTGTCACTCAAGGATGCGTCAACGGTTGGCGGCGTGCTGATAGGCGTGCTGATGCTGGCGATCAACTGGTACTACAAACACCGAACCTACCAGCTGCTGCGCAGCGGGCAAATTACTCGGGGGGAATATGAGTCCTTCAATCGTTAAGCGCTGCCTCGTTGGGGTGGTACTGGCTATCGCCGCCACGCTGCCGGGTTTCCAGTCCCTCAATACCTCTGTGGAGGGACTGAAACTGATAGCCGACTACGAGGGGTGTCGCCTGCAGCCCTATCAGTGCAGTGCAGGGGTCTGGACTGACGGCATAGGCAATACGTCTGGCGTGGTCCCCGGCAAAAGCATCACGGAGCGGCAGGCGGCGCAGGGGTTGATTAACAATGTTTTGCTGACAGAAAAAAGGCTGGCCGCCTGCCTGACGGTTAAGCCGCCGCAGCATGTTTACGACGCACTGGTAAGCATTGGTTTCAATGTGGGAACGGGTGCGATATGCCGATCCACCATGGTGTCATTCATCAATCGCCATCAGTGGTGGCAGGCGTGCAATCAGCTGCCGCGCTGGATTTACGTTAACGGTCAGAAAAATAAAGGGCTGGAAAACCGCCGCGCGCGGGAAATGGCCTGGTGCTTAAAAGGAGCGTAACAGAATGAAAAAGAAATTATTCGAAGTGTTGTTTCAGGTCGTGTGGGTAGTGTTGTTGATGGCCTCGCTGTTTTATCCGCGCAGCTCAGCGCCGGTTCTCGTGGTTTCGTTTATCTGGGTCATGAACCTCTTAACCTGGGCGCTGATTGCGTGTGGGGTGCTTGGCGTGATGGCAGGCGGTGCGGCAAGGCAGGCCATCATGGAGCCGCTTAAAAAATTCTTCACCACCCCGGATAAGCCGGTGCTCAGCTGGGTGATGAAAGTGCTGATTATTATCAGTCTGGCCTGTTCTGGCTGGGTCATTACCCTGGTGTTTTATTTGCTGACGCTGTTGGTTTATCGCGTTGCCCGCTCTCAACTGGCAGAGGCGGTGGCTGACTGATGCGCGCGCTGGCAGTTGTTTTGGCCCTGGTACTGATTGCGCTTGGCTGGCAGTCATGGCGACTGAGCAACGCCAGCGACACCATTGAGGCGCAGGGAAAAGAGCTTAAAAGCAAGGCGAAAGAACTGACGAAGAAAAACGGCCAGCTGATCGGCCTGTCCATTCTTACTGAAACCAACAACCGGGAGCAGATGAGGCTATACGCATCTGCTGAACAAACAAATGCGCTCCTGCGAACCCGGCAGCGACGGATTGAGGAACTGAAACGTGAAAATGAGGATTTGCGCCGCTGGGCTGACGCTGCTTTGCCTCCTGACATTATCCGGCTGCGGGAGCGTCCAGCCCTCGCCGGAGGTGCAGCTTACCGTGAGTGGCTGTCCAAAGGTGACGCAGTGCCGCCTGGAAGGGTCGGCCCCACGCAATAACGGTGATCTAAACGCCGCACTGGACGAAGCGGAGGCCGCCTGGGCGGTCTGTGCAGACAAGGTAGACACGATTATTGCGTGTCAGGAGCGAGACAGTGAACAAGCCGCAATCTTTACGCCGCGCCCTGAATAAAGCCGTGCCATATGTCCGCGATAACCCGGACAAGCTGCATCTTTTTGTTGATAACGGCTCACTGGTGGCAACTGGAGCCGGTTCCATGTCGTGGGAATATCGCTACACCCTGAACGTGGTGATCGAGGATTTCTGCGGGGACCAGAATCTGCTGATGGCTCCCGTTCTGCTCTGGCTCACGGACAATCAGCCGGATGCAGTCAATAACCCTGAGCTGCGCGAAAAGCTGTTTACCTTTGAAGTGGATATTCTGCGCAATGATGTGTGCGATCTCAGTCTGAATCTGCAACTGACGGAGCGCGTGCTGGTCAGGACTGACGAGGACTTGTCGAGCGTTGAAGCGGTGCCGGAACCTGACGTACCGGAAGAAATGTGGACGGTGAAGCATGGGTGATCTGCAGAGGGTAGATGACTGGCTGGCAGCGTTGCTGGCGAATCTTGAGCCTGCCGCACGCAGCCGCATGATGCGTCAGCTGGCGCAGGAATTGCGCCGCAGTCAGCAGCAGAATATCAGGCTGCAGCAAAACCCGGACGGGAGCGGATACGAGCCGCGCCGGGTAACGGCCCGTAGCAAAAAGGGCCGCATCAAGCGCCAGATGTTTACAAAACTTCGCACCACTAAATATCTGAAAACCGCTGCCAGTGCGGATTCTGCCAGCGTGCAGTTTGCCGGACAGGTACAGAGGATTGCGCGGGTACATCATTACGGCTTACGTGATCGTGTAAGCCGGAAAGGACCGGAGGTGCGATATGCTGAACGACGGTTGCTGGGATTGAATTCAGAAATCATTGATGTAGTTAAAACAACATTTCTGAAACAATTAGAGGTTTAGTTTTTAACTGTTCACTTTTGTGCTGTGTTTATAAGTTTATCAATTCTAGTAATATGCTCTTTCTTAGCGTTAGGGCATTTTTTTAAAATCTCCAACCACATTTTATCTCTAGGCTGATACTTGAATTCCTTATCCTTTTCTAAGGTGGAAATTAAGCCATTGACTTCACTTTCGTTAATCCATTTTTGTTTGTCTTTAAAAACTGACCATGTGGCCCAACATGTACCTATGTCTGATGGAGAGGACCAACGCATAATGTCAATTACATGCCTCATTTTTCTGTTGAAATTTTTTGTTCCTGTCTCAGGGCTTATTCGTATTATGTTTGCAAATGGCATTGCTGCATGGTTGAAATCCCAAACTCCATTTGTATCAATGCACATATTTACAACAGCGGTGTGGAATTCAGAACGACTTAATTCATTCGGGTATCCATGCTTGTTGCATAATACTATGACGATATCAACTAATGAATCAAATTCACGGTAAGGAATGATGTTGTCGGGGGAAAGTAATTCTCCTCCAAATTGAATGTATAATATTGGTTTCTTTAATATATCAATAATGGCCTTTATTAAGGCGTAGCTTGCATCTTTTTGTGGAAAATTATCTTCAAGATCCTTTTTTTTGAAACGTTTGCCATTAGTAACAACTTCCATTATTGGGCGTAGTTTAGGTAGGATGTTTTCGTATTCAAGATTAAAACGCTGAGGTGAATCCTTAAAGTCTTGGAACTCGGAAGATAAGTCAGCTAAGAACTCTTCAATACTGGCTTTAATAAGATGTATGTTTTTAGATTTAAAAAGATATTTGGTTTCTTCAAATGTCTTTTGATCAGCGTCAGGATGTATAACCATAAATGCAGGTGGGTTATTTCCATGTAAGTGGGCAAGAGCTTCTTCATATAAAAAACCGATATTTGGATCTGTTAGACTATAACCTATGAATATTGGCGACATTTCGGAGAATAGTGTGTAAATCTTACGGCTTAAGTAAGTGTCTTCACGCTGAAATGAAAAATACTGGCTTTGGGTTATGACTATTGAACTAGGTTTACCTACATCACCATGTATCTTGAATATATTTCTACCCTTAGAGGAAACTTTAGGATAAGGGTCTTTTCGAATAATTTTATTAGGCATATGGTCAAAGATTTCCTCCAAGACTTCATCCCAATTAGTTGTGACAATTGTATTTGGTGAGAAAAGTTTGAATCTTCTCAGCCAACGAGGTTCTTTATGTTTTAATTTTAAGTCAGTGATTGATTTCGCAACTAAAGAATTAAATTCGTACTCGTCTATGTCTGATTCACTTAAAGCATAGCTTAAGAGTAACTCAGCTGCGCGCAATGGCTGAGTAACATTCAATTCTAGAGGGTAATTTATTTTTTCTGAAACGTTCTCCAGAACCCTCCCCCATGTTGGGTATCCAAAATTATAAGAAAATCCGGATCCTATCCATAAAAAATAACTCTTAGAGAAAACTGATGATAATAATGATTTTTTTTGCTCTTGGGGTAACTGCTCTAAACAACTCATAAGTATCCTTCCAAAAAAATAGAAGCTCATCTTGTGTGGGTGGTTATACAAATATCTTTAATACCACCGTAGCTACCTTTAGGCAATGATTTCCCTATGAACATACAACTTACAGAAATCATGCGCCTTATCACCAACCTGATCCGCACCGGCACCGTGACCGAAGTGGACCGGGAAAACTGGCTGTGCCGGGTGAAAATTGGTGAGCTTGAAACCAACTGGATTAACTGGCTGACGCTGCGGGCCGGAGGCGGCCGCACCTGGTGGTGCCCGTCGCCGGATGAACAGGTGGTGGTGCTGAGCTTGGGCGGGAACCTTGAAACCGCCTTTGCGTTGCCTGCCATTTACTCCAATCAGTTTGCGCCGCCGTCGGATTCCGTGGACGGCTGCGTGACGGAATACCCGGACGGGGGCTGGTTCGAATACGAGCCCGCCACCGGACGCTGGCACGTAAAAGGTATCAAATCCATGGTGATCGAGGCGGCTGACAATATCACCCTGAAAACCAGTGAGTTTGTGGTGGAGGCTGACAAAACCCGCATTAACAGCGAAGTCGTGATTAACGGCGGCGTCACCCAGGACGGCGGCGCTATGAGTTCTAATGGAATCGTGGTGGATAAGCACGGACACATCGGCGTTAAATCCGGCGACGATACGTCAGGAGGCCCGGTATGACGCTGTTTATCGGCATGAGTCAGGCGGACGGCAGAGCCATTACGGATACGGACCATCTGCGCCAGTCAGTGCGGGATATTCTGCTGACGCCGCAGGGCAGCCGTATCGCCCGACGGGAATATGGTTCCCTTTTGTCTGCGTTAATCGACCAGCCCCAGAACCCGGCGCTGCGTCTGCAGGTAATGGCTGCGATCTATGTGGCGCTGAGCCGCTGGGAGCCGCGGCTTACCCTGGAGTCCATCAACATCGAAACCAGCTTTGACGGTTCCATGGTGATCGAACTTACCGGCCAGCGGAGTAACGGTGTGCCTGTTGCTCTGTCCATTCCAACAGGAGCAGAAAATGGCAGTTATTGACCTGTCCCAGTTGCCCGCGCCGCAGATTGTGGATGTGCCGGATTTTGAGGCACTCCTGGCAGAGCGAAAGGCGGAATTTGTGGCGCTTTACCCGGTGGCTGAACAGGACGCCGTGCGGCGGACCGTGGCGATGGAATCAGAGCCGGTTACAAAGCTACTGCAGGAGAATGCCTATCGTGAAATTCTGCTGCGCCAGCGCATCAATGAGGCCGCACAGGCAGTCATGGTGGCCTACGCCATAAGCAGCGATCTCGATCAGCTTGCCGCGAATTACAACGTTAAGCGCCTGGTTGTCACGCCTGCAGACAATGACGCCGTGCCGCCGGTCGCAGCCGTAATGGAGACTGACGAGGCGTTAAGGTTGCGTGTGCCAGATGCCTTTGAGGGGCTGTCCGTTGCGGGGCCGACTGCGGCCTATGAATTTCACGCCAGAAGCGCGGACGGGCGCGTGGCAGATGCCAGCGCAACCAGTCCGGCACCGGCTGAGGTGGTTTTAACTGTGCTGAGCCGTGAGGGAGACGGAACGGCAGCGGCTGACCTGCTGGCAGTGGTTGAGAAAGCGCTGAACAGTGAGAACGTGCGGCCGGTCGCTGACCGCCTGATGGTGCGCAGTGCTGAAATTATCCAGTACAGCGTTAATGCAACGATCTTTCTTTACCCCGGGCCAGAAGCAGAGCCGGTTATGGCTGCGGCAAAAGCGAGCCTTCAGAAATACATCGCCAGCCAGACGCGGCTGGGCCGGGATATCCGGCGAAGTGCGATTTATGCCGCGCTGCATGTTGAGGGCGTGCAGCGTGTTGAGCTGGCCGCACCACTGGATGACGTTGTGATCGATAAAACGCAGGCGGCCTCCTGTGTGGAGTGGAGCGTTACTGACGGGGGCACAGATGAATAGCCTGCTTCCGTCCGGTTCATCCACGCTTGAGCGGCGTCTGGCACAGACCTGCAGCGGCATTTCCGATCTGCAGGTGCCACTGCGTGATTTATGGAATCCGGCAACGTGCCCGGTTGCGTTTCTGCCGTATCTGGCGTGGGCGTTTTCTGTTGACCGATGGGATGAGGGCTGGACGGAAAGCGTTAAGCGCCGGGTGGTTCAGGACGCGTTCTATATCCATCAGCACAAAGGGACAACAAGCGCCGTGCGGCGCGTTGTGGAGCCGTTCGGCTTCCTGATCCGCATTATTGAGTGGTGGCAGACCGGTGAAACCCCGGGCACATTCCGGCTGGACATTGGTGTGCAGGACCAGGGCATAACGGAAGAAACCTATCTGGAGCTGGAGCGGCTCATTAGTGATGCGAAGCCGTGCAGCCGTCACCTGGTGGGCATGTCGATCAACTTGCAGACAGGCGGAGAGTATTGGGTGGGCGCTGCCACCTATACCGGCGAAGAAATCACAATTTATCCCTACATCAACGAAACCATTACTTCCGGCGGCGCTGCGTACGAAGGCGGCGCGGTCCATGTTATTGACACAGTGAGAGTGAACCCATGAGCGCAAAATTCTATACCCTACTGACGGATATCGGCGCGGCGAAACTGGCAAGCGCGGCCGCGCTCGGTGTTCCGTTAAAAATTACACAGATGGCGGTGGGTGATGGTGGCGGAAGTCTTCCATCACCTAGCGCACAGCAAACAAAGCTGATTGCTGAAAAGCGACGTGCAGATCTCAATATGTTGTACATCGACCCGCAAAACAGCAGCCAGATTATTGCTGAGCAGGTGATCCCGGAAACCGAGGGCGGTTGGTGGATTCGTGAGGTTGGTCTTTACGATGATACGGGCGCGCTGATTGCCGTGGGTAACTGCCCGGAAAGCTATAAGCCGCAGCTGACTGAAGGGAGCGGACGCACCCAGACCGTGCGAATGGTGCTGATTACCAGTAGCACCGATAACGTCACACTGAAAATAGACCCTGCTGTGGTGCTGGCTACCCGTAAATATGTGGATGATAAGGTGCTGGAACTGAGGGTTTATGTTGATGACCAGATGGCGAAACACCTTGCCGCTGCTGATCCGCATACTCAGTACGCGCCAAAGGAAAGCCCCACGCTTACCGGCACGCCGAAAACACCGACACCACCCCTGGGTAATAACTCCACGCAGATTGCCAGTACCGCGTTTGTGCAGGCGGCACTGGTTGCGCTGGTTGGGGGTGCCCCTGCCACGCTGGATACACTAAAAGAACTGGCTGCAGCTATAAACAATGATCCAAATTTCAGCAGCACCATCAACAATGCGCTGGGGTTAAAGGCTCCGCTGGCGAGCCCAGCCCTGACAGGTGCGCCCACGGCGCCCACTGCGGCGCAGACGGTCAATAATACGCAAATTGCTACAACGGCTTTTGTGAAGTCAGCCATTGCAGCGCTTGTTGCATCCTCTCCGGCGGCGCTTGATACGCTGAACGAGCTGGCAGCAGCGCTGGGAAATGATCCGAACTTTGCCACCACCATGACGAATGCCCTGGCGGGTAAGCAGCCGCTGAACAGTACGTTAACTGATTTGTCAGGTAAGAACGTTGCGGGCATTCTCGAATACCTTGGTCTGGGAGAAGCCGCAAAACGGGCGGTAGGGAACGATCTAAATCAACTGCCCGATATGTCGTTTTTTGCAAGC